AAATGGCAGCAGGTCGCATCACCGAAAACAAAGTTCGCAAGATGGCGCCCTGGTTCGCTCGACACAAAGTTGATGGACAGGCACCAAAAAACAGCGATCCCTCTCATCCAGAATATCCAGGCGCAGGTTTAGTCGCGTGGCTTCTTTGGGGCGGAGATTCCACTTTCAGCGATAGAGCGCAGAATTGGGCGCAACGCAAAATTGATGCGTTTGACGCAGAAGCAGATTCAAGGAGCAAAATGAAAAAGATTGAACGCCGCACCTACACCGTGCGGGATGTTGAAGCCCGTTCAGAAGATGGGCAAATGCGCCTGTCTGGTTATGCTGCTGTTTTTAATGAAGCGAGCGTGCCACTTCCCTTCCGTGAGCAAATTGCACCTGGTGCATTTAGAAAAACTTTGCAAGAAACACCCGATGTCAGATTGCTCATCAATCACGAAGGGTTGCCTTTAGCTCGAACAAAGAATGGCACCTTAACTCTGGTTGAAGATGAAATCGGACTTCGCTTTGATGCAGACTTACCAGACACCACAGAAGCTCGCGATCTTTACACCCTTATTCAACGCGGCGATGTTGATCAGATGAGCTTTGCTTTTCGAGTTATCCGTCAAAAGTGGAGTCAAGATCGAGATGAAAGAACATTGACTGAAGTTTCCTTGGCTGATGGTGATGTCAGTGTTGTCACCTATCCTGCCTACCCTGCAACAACTGTTGAAGCGCGTGAAGCACTTATCAAAGCAGTTCAAGCAGTAAAAGAAGGTCGAGAAATTTCAGGTGAATCACTTGTTGTCCTTCAAAACATCTTCAGCGATCTTGCAGAAGGTCACGAATATGTGATGCGAGCTGTTGAACTTATGGGAAGCCTGCTCAGTGTTGATGAAGCAGGGTATCACGACGAAGATGATGAAGAAGATTCTGTTCGTGCTGTCGATACTGTTGGAAGTTTTGTTTCTTGGAATTCTTCTGGCGGTCGAGCGCGTGGGAAAATTGAGCGAGTTGTTCGTGAAGGTTCTGTTGATGTTCCAAACACCGACTTCACAATCAATGCCGAAGAAGGCGATCCTGCTGTTTTGATTCGTGTTTATCGAGAAGTTCGTGATGGGTGGGAGCCAACTGACACTGTTGTTGGTCACAAATCATCAACACTCACACTCATCGATCCACTTCCAGAACCAAGTCCTGAAGAAGCAGCACGCAAGATTTCTTTGCGTTTAGCAAAGGCAATCATAAACCAAGCAAAATAATTTTCTGTTGGCAAGATGTCAACAGACAAGTCGGAGTGTAACCGCGCACCCTTTCGCGCCGCGCAGGAAGCACCACCACCTGAAAATCAACTCAATTCACAAGGAGTTCCAAAAAATGTCTTATCTAGACAAAGTAATTGAGCGCCGTGATGCAGTCAAGTCAGAGATGGATGCAGTTCTTGAGGCAGTAGCCGAAGAAAACCGCACCGATCTGACCGAAGAAGAAACCACAAAGGTTGATGGTCTTGTTGCAGAATCACGCTCTCTTGATGAAAAAATTGAAAAACTAACAGCACAAGCTCACGCAGATGCAAAAGCTGCTGAAGCCCGTTCTGCTGTTGTAGAAGTTGCGATGCCAAAGGCATCAATCACAACTGTTCGTTCAGAGCGTACTTATCGCCCTGACTCTGGTTCTTCATTTGTTCGCGATGCGTTCAATGCACAGGTCAAAAATGACTTCGTTGCACAAGAGCGTCTTGCGCGTCACATGAAAGAAGAAGAAATCGAGCGACGCGATGTTGACACATCAAACTTCGCTGGACTTGTTATTCCACAGTATCTTGTGGATTTAGCAGCACCTCTTGCCCGTGCAGGTCGCCCAACGGCTGACTTTGCAACAAACAAGATGAACTTGCCACCTGCTGGAATGTCTCTAGAAATCAGCAGAATGACCACAGGCACATCAACTGCAATTCAAGAAACACAGAACACTGCTGTTTCTGAAACTGACGCCGATGACACCCTGCTTTCCATTCCCGTGAGGACAATTGCGGGACAGCAAGATCTATCGCGACAGGCGATCGAAAGAGGAACAGGAATTGACACATTCGTCATTGCTGACCTTATTCGTTCATGGCACACCACACTCGATGCACAGGTTCTTAATGGAACAGGCAGCAACGGTCAGTTCACAGGAATCCGCAACGCAGGTGGAAACGCAATCACATTCACCTCTGGTTCTCCAACAGTTGCGTTGCTTTATCCAAAGCTTGCAGATGCGTTGCAGCAAATTCAGTCAAATGTGTTCACCACACCGACACACTGGATTTTACACCCACGACGACTCGCATTTTTGCTCGCTGGCGTAGATTCATCCAACCGCCCACTTGTTGTTCCAACAGCAGGCGGTCCAACAAATGCAGTTTCAAGTGGCGCAGGTGTTGCACAGTACGCAAACAGCGGTTATCAGTTGCTTGGACTTCCAATCATCACTGATGCCAATGTTGGCACAACTTACGGCGGAGCAACCGATGAAGATGAAATCTATCTTGTTGATTCACGCGAAATGCACCTATGGGAGCAACCAGGATCACCGTTCTCGCTTCGTTACGATGCGACAGCGCCTGGCAGCTTAACAATCAAGACTGTTGTTTATGGCTTCAGCGCGTTCACTGCTCAGAGATATGCAGCAGCCGCTTCAATCATTAGCGGAACTGGCTTAACTGCACCAACCTTCTAGTCTTTAGAAGGCACACAACTTGTGTGACCGATGATGGCATCCCCCGACATCATCGGTCACACGCTTAAAGATTCGGGGGAATCTATGAAAACAGGACACAAAGTTTCATTCGGAATCTGTGATCCAGGCATGGTCAATGGTGAGTTCGCTTATCAGATGATTCAACTGGCACGACTTCGATCAGATAAAATTGGCTCCTTTATTCGAGTTAAAGGTTCAGGACTGTTGAGCAAGTTGCGCAATCAAGTTGTGAAACGCTTTCTGGATTCAAAGGATTCAGACTGGTTATTGATGATGGATTGCGATGAAATTCTTTCTGTCGCAAACTTCGATCTTCTCTGTTCAACAGCACACGAAAAAGAACGACCTGTTGTTTCAGCTCTTGTCTTTGCCGCCTTCGGCTCACCCACCGATTTGTATTACAAACCAATTCCAGCGATATTTCAAGACGCACCTGAAGGATTCCTTCCGCTTTACAAGTATGATCAAAATTCAGTCTTTGAAATTGACGCTTGTGGAACAGGTTGCATGTTGATTCACAGAAGCGTTCTTGAAAAAATGCGTGAAGTTGCTGATCCCAATCAAGGCCCTGACTGGTGTTGGTTTTGGGATGGACCTATCAATGGCAAATGGGTTTCAGAAGATTTACTTTTCAGCCGACGAATTAGAAATCTTGGATTTCCGATCTATGTCCACACAGGCGCAAATCTTCCACACTATAAAAACTACTGGCTCACAGAAAAGCATCATTTGGCATGGAAAGAATAAAACAACTTTGGCGCCGTCAGAAAAAAACGGCCACAGCGATTCCAGACTTGGAACACGCACAGCTTCCACCCGCAAAGAAAAGGATTCAGAGTGGCAATCACAAACGGATACTGCACCCTAGCAGAACTGAAAACCGCGCTCGCGATCACTGACGCCATTGATGATCTTTCCCTTGAAGCAGCTATTACTGCAACAAGTCGAATGATCGATGACTACACCAACCGATTCTTCTATAAAGACGGAACTGTGGAAGTTCCTGTTGTTCGTTATTACACCGCCGTTGATTGGTTTCAACTCTATGTTGATGACTTCACTTCCATCACACAAATTGCAACAGATGACAATTTCAATCAAACCTATTCAACGATTTTTGCCGCAGATGATGCGATGTTTGAACCAGTGAACAATCCTCGCCGTGGCTGGCCGTACACCCGCCTTCTTGCCATCGGCTCTTATATTTTCCCCGCCAACCTTCCTCAATCAGTTAAGGTCACGGGAGTGTGGGGATGGTCTGCCGTACCGTCTGAAATCAACGCTGCGTGCATCATTCAATCTTCACGAATCTTCAACCGCCGACAGTCGCCATTCGGGATCGCAGGAAGCCCTGACATTGGCACCGTTCGACTTGTTTCACGACTTGACGCCGATGTCGAGTTGCTCTTGCGACCGTTTAGAAAAGTGACGGTGGCTAAGTGATACCAAGTCAAGTTCGGGATGGCTTAAAAACACGCCTTCAAACAATTTCTGGCCTTCGTGTCTTTGATATTATTCCCGAAAATCCACAACCGCCAGCAGCAGTTGTTGGTCAACTTGATTTGAATTTTGATATTGACAACGCTCGCGGTTTAGATTTAGCAACCATTGAAGTTTTTGTTCTGGTTCAAAGATTTTCTGAAAGAGCAGGTCAAGACAAACTTGACGCCTATCTTTCAGGAACAGGTGCAACATCTGTGAAAGCAGCCATCGAAGGTGACAAAACCCTTGGTGGAGCATGTAGCACACTTCGAGTTCTTAGTGCAGAAGCAGGAACTTATGAAACAGCAGGAATCCAGTTGCTGTCCTATCGTTATCGAATCTCAGTTTGGGGTTAAAATGGAATATATAATCATTTCAGATTTGAAAGTTTTTGGAAAAAGCAAGGGTGAAACACTCACCAAAAAAGAATTGCTCCAAGATGGAATCAACATTGATGTTCTTATCAGTGCTGGCCACCTTGAAGTAAAATCAACAACCACAAAACCAGCATCAGAAGGAGTCATTAAATAATGGCACGCATTGTTCTCACAGACGCATCGGTCACTGTCAATTCTGTTGACCTCAGCCAATACATCGCGAGCGTCACCATCAGCACAACTCGCGAAGTTGTAGATACCACAGGGTTTTCGACTTCTGGCGCACGCACGCGTGTTGCTGGGCTTCAAGATAACTCTCTCACATTCGAATTCCATCAGGATTTCGATGCAGCCGCTGTCGAAGCGACAATTTTTCCGCTTATCGGTAGCACCACAACAGTTGTTGTTAAACCAACTTCAGAAGCCGTTGGAGCGACAAACCCATCTTATACCAGCACCGCTTTAGTTTCAGAGTGGACTCCACTTGCAGGAAGCGTCGGCGAACTCAGCACGGCCTCAGTTTCTTGGCCAATCTCAGGAGCAGTCACTAAAGCAACTTCCTGATGCAGATTCTCGACATCAATCACAACAAAAGGAGCGTAATTCATGCCCAAACTCGTTCTCTCGAACTGTTTTGTTTCAGTTGATGGAACGGATTTGAGCAGCCATGTTGCATCAGTTTCATTGGAAACAGTCTTTGAAATTATTGACACGACAACACTGGGCAGCATTTTTCGCACCAAAGTAGCAGGACTTGGAGAAAACTCTGTAACCTTTGAATTCCATCAGGATTTCGGATCAGGTTCAGTTGAAGCAACCATTTATCCCTTGCTTGGCACAAGAACAGAATGTGTGATCAAGCCTGTCAATGCAGCAACAAGTTCAACAAATCCAAGTTACACTTTCCAAGCCGTGATTTCTGAATGGCGCCCAATTTCGGGCGCTGTTGGAGTCTTGGCAACGGTTCCTGTGACTTTTCCAATCTCTGGCCAAATAACAAAAACAACAATCTAAAAAGGGGGAAACATAATGGATGGTTTATCCGTTAAAGTCGTGTTGGTTGAAGGCGATGTGGAAAAGATTTTTCCATTACGACCAAGAATCATCGTGGCGTTTGAACAAAAATATAATAAAGGGTTAGCAAAACTACTGTCAGAAGATCAAAAATTAGAACATATCTACTATCTAGGCTGGGAATGCCTTAAATCGAATGGACACACTGTAAAACCCTTCGGTTTGGACTTCCTTGACACAATCAAGTCAGTTGAATTGCTTTCCGACCCTTCTTCCGAATCCACAGAGAGTCTTTGAGCTACGCAATAGCACAGCTTTCTGTGGAGTTGGGAATTTCACCAGTTGCGTTGCTTGATGCACCGCCTGGCATTTTAGAAGCAATGTTTGCTTACCTAAAAGAACGGAACAAAAAATCACATGGCGGAAAAGGCTGAAGTTGTAGTTGTTACAGGACTTGAACAGACAATCAAAGCCCTTCGTCAGTGGGATAAAACAGCTCTGCGCCGATTCAATAAAGTAATCAATGACAATTTGAGCAAAGCCGAAGGTGATGCTCGAAGGATCATTGATTTTGTCGGCAATAGGTATTCAGCGACACCGATGCGGGGTTGGAAGGCTACTTATGGTCCTTCCAAACCTTCCACAACCACTCGCGGTGGAGCTGGATGGCCACCTTGGGTTCCTGCCAACATTAAAAAAGGAATTAAAAAATCACGGGCGCAAGGTCGCGTTCGTGCAGATTACACAACCAGCGCCGGATCACTTGTCAACAAAAGCGCGGCTGGTGCAATCTTTGAAGTTGCAGGTCGCGAATCATCTGGAAAAGGAAAGCGTGGACAACAGTTTGTGCGCAACCTTGAACAATGGGGCAAAGCGAGCCGTTTAATCTGGCGCATTGTTGATCGTGATCGAGATAGAATTGTGGAAGATGTTATCAAAGCACAGCGTCAAGCAAATGAACTTTTGCAAAAACGCTTCAATGAAGCTGGGAGATAAAAAGTGGCCGTTGGCTCAATAATTGCACGAATTATCACCCAGTATTCTGACAAGGGTTCCAAGGCTGCTCAACGCGACATTGGAAAACTAGGCAAACAATTTGACGCATTTGCGAACAAGGCTGTCAAATCAGTTGGTTTGGTTGGAATTGCTCTTGGTGGCATCGCTGCAAAGATCATTGTTGACGGAACGAAAGCGGCAATCGCAGCCGAAGCAGCTCAGGGCAGACTTGAAAAGATTCTTCTCAATACTGCTGGCGCAACCACTAAACAAATTGAAGCCCTGAATGATCAGGCAAAAGCTCTTGAACAAGTTGGTGTGGTTTCTGCTGGAACGACAACCATCGTTCAATCACAACTTGCAACCTTCGATCTTCAAGCATCAGTCATTAAAAAACTGACTCCTGCAATTCTCGATTATGTTGTGGCTGAAAAAGGCGCGGCAGCAAGCACCGATGAGTTCAAATCAATGACCAACGGCCTTGCACAAGCGTTGCAAGGCAATTTTGCTTCTTTAACTCGAACAGGTTTTGTTCTTGATGAAGCCACAAAGAAAACAATCGCAAGTGGAACTGCAACAGAAAGAGCAGCAGCCCTTGTCGATGTTTTGAATTCAACCTACAAAGATTTCAACATCACAGCAAGAGAAACCGCAGAAGGTCAACTGGTTGCTTTGCGAAATGCCTTTGACGGAATAAAAGAATCGATTGGTTTTGCTGTTCTCCCCATTTTGGGCGAACTTGTTGACAAGATTCAAAATGAGATTGTTCCAGCACTTGAATCGTGGGTGTCAGAAAATAAAGATGAACTTATCGAAAGTCTTAAAGGAATCGTTAAGGGAGCAACAAGAGCCGCCGAAGTTATTTTCAAATTTTTTGAAGTAATCAAAGACAACTTCCAGACTATCAAAAATCTTTCTGCACTTCTTTTTGGAGTCTTTGTCGGTGCCAAGGTTGTCACTGGTATCATGGCTATAACCACAGCCATCGGTATTCTGACAACAGCTCTGGGAGTACAAACAAAGGTTGCAACTGGCGCAGGCACTGCTCTTGCCTTTGCAACAGGTGGAGTTTCAGCAGGTGCTGCTCTTGCGGGAATCGCAGCCTTCGCAGCCGCCACAGGCATTGCCCTAGCTGTTCTTAACAAACAAGGCAAAGCCATTGATGCTAACGCAGACAAAACAGAAAAACTCGCTGCCATTGAAAGAGCAAACGCCAAAGAACGCGGAATGCTTGCAAGTAGGAATTTTGAAATAGTCAAGAAAACTGTCACGACAACCAATGCAGAAACGACAGCAACAAAGAAGCTGACTGCCGAAGAAAAGAAACGCCTTGAAGTCAAAAAAGCCATCAGAAAAGCTGGTCTTGATGAGTTTGGAATCAGGAATGTCAGCACCACTGATGCCATTTCACTAGAAGCTGCACGCCTGAATCTTGTCAAAGAAGGCAACATTGAAGAACAAAAGCGCCTTGCCGCGATGGTTGCATTCAATCAAGAACAAGCTGCGCTCAACCTTTTATCTCAGCGTTATGCCGACATTCTGGGCGTCATCGCCGACAGTCGAGTTTCAGAAGCAGAAGTTGCACTCCTTGCCGCTAAGTGGGGCGAAAGCAACGCAAATGTTGTCAAATACATTGCCAATGTTACAGGCGCACCCCTTCCGACTGGTTGGAACACACCTGGCGATGCTGCTCGAATG